ACAGTTTCTTCTACTACTTCTTCATCCATAAAATTTAAGTCTAAAGACTCTTCTTGCTCCATAGGATCTGCTCCTACTCTAGCATCAAACACAGGCCCATTACTTTCAGTGAGGTCACCAGCTTTTACTTCAGCCATATCTATTCTCCTAGATTACTTTCTATTATTAAAACTCAGTATGAGATTTTTTTTGGTGTTCTACTTTTTCTTTTATTTTTATTAGTTACTTTAGTAGTTTTACTTTTCTTTTTTTCCTTTTTTTTACCTTTTTTATCTTTTTTGGCTAGTCCCATGTAATTCATACCTATAGCTCCTATTGGACTGTATCGGGTGATTGTGGCAACTGCGCAGGAGTAACCTGAGCTGTTTGTTGTTTACTAGTTGTATTCATAGCAGCAGTAGCAAGTTTTGCTGCTGCTGTAGTTTGTGTCTGACCTTGCCTAGTTTGATTACTTAGCGCAGCCAGCTCTCTTCGTAAGTCAAGCTCACGGTTCTTCATTTCTAGTTTACTCTGCATTTCAGCTACTTGAATCTGCGGTTGTGTCTGAGCATCTTGTGCTTTAGCCATATTAACAGCAGCTTCGCTTTGTAGTTTCTGAACTTCCGCTTCAAGTTTAGCAACCTCAAGCTGCAAACTTTGCATAGCCATTTGCTGTTGCATAGCCTGTATTTGGGCTTGTTCCTCTGAAGGAGGTTCCATGCCTGTCATAACTCTAACTCTTTTCGCAAGTTCTTCTTTACGTGTTAAATGACTATACTCAATAACAGCATCATCTGGTATAGCGATTCCAGCTTGGCGTAAACTTAATGCTTCAGCAAACTGTAATTCATCAAATGTATCTCTAGCAGGTGCAGTAGTTACAACAACGTCGTACTCTCCTAACGTTAAATCGTTTATAACTCTACCTTCCGGAGTCGTTTCGTTAACTACTAAAGGTTCGCGGGGTTTCAATACGTCCTCTTCATTAGTGATCATTATTACGCGTTCTTCCGTATAATAATTTTGTACTAAGTCTAGAATCTTTTCCGCTAAATACTGTCGTGTCTTCTTCAAGTTATCTAAAGGCACTTGAATCATAACCGCGCCACGATTCTGTTTAGCCTGAATAGCAATCCCTGAAACTTCCGCTCCATCTGTGCCAAGCATCGAATCGTTAATGCCGCTTATAGCTTGTATGTTAGCAGCAGCTTTTTGGCTAATGCGGTCAAGCCCTGCAGGTACTTGGCTAGGATTAATTTTTATAGGGGGAGTAGAGCCCCTGTTAAACTCAAGTATTAATCCAGTTTCAGCACCGTGTTCTTCTAAGTCTTCTACCTGCATATTAGTNAGGGAACCACTTTCTACCATCCAACCACTATTAGCTGTTGTATTAACTATGTGCAGCTCTTGGCTAGATATTTTATTCAGCTGTTCTTGTGGTGATAATAAGTTACGCACCATACCAAATGGGCGCCCTCTGCGGAAATACGCAAAATAAGGAACAATGGTGAAATCATTGTAAGGCGACCAATCATCATGGAGCACTACTTTGTCACAAGTTACTGTCCATCGTACGCGCCTGCGCATTTTTGTATAAATAGATAGGCTATGAGTTTTAGCAAACTTTTTGGTCTTAGCCTCTGACCAATTATCTGGAACAAACCGTTGATCGCCTGACTCCATATCAACGAAACAGTCTGTCTTAACTAATTTTCTATGTTGTCGTTCTATAATTCGCAACGACCTGACATTCCTATAGTCATCAGTGTCTGGAATTGGCGCACCCGCGTATTCATCCATAGCATCTGCATCGCCAAAAGTATTATCAGCATACTCTACTGAATCGTGGCCAAAACTATTTCCATTTTCTGCAATAAACCGTAACCGCTCTGCTTGTTTTTTACCGTAGGTTTCTTCTATCTCGTCAAGCGTCATCCATTTAGTTTCAAATACTTCATTCCATTTTTTAGGGTCTGAGTCTTTAGCATCTGGGTCGATTAAAATATCTAAAGGGTCTTTGCACATTATGCGCACTTCGCCTTCTATATGATCTGAGAAATCTATACGCGCATCAAAGTAACCACGCCCATCCATGATCAAACCATCAGAAAATACTTGTTGTTCTATCCAATCTAACTTGTTGTTATCTGCTATCTGCATATATAAACGAGTCAACACATCTGCTATTTCTTGATCGCCGCCTCTACGGGGTTTAAATCTAATATCGGCGCGTCGAGTAGACTGCTCACCTATTACCGTATTAATTGTAGGCAAAATAGTATTAATAGTTAACGTAGGTCTTCCTTCTGCATCTAGCGCTGCAACATCTGAGGAATCCCATTGCTCACCTTGGTAATATGCGTCGCACTTTTTTGCTAAGTCTACATAGTCTAAATGCCCATTATCTCTGGCTCGTACATACCTATCCCACTGAACTCTAGTTATAGTGTCCTCTTCCCCTGGAGACATTTTGCGTTTCTTAGGTAATATTGCCATATATCTATGCTCTCATAGCCGTTTTTGATTTAATTTCTTTAGAAAGTGAGTCTAACCTATCGCGCCATGAAGGGGGGTTTACTATTCGTTCTGAAAAAGTATTAAACTCTGTCATCATTAACCCTACCCATGCAAGTGCATCTACTTGGTCATCGTGTACGCCATTAGGAAATCTTAATAATTCAGCAACTAATGGGCCTGTGAATATTTCGTTCTTAGGTAGATACACCATACCTTGTTGCATACGTCCTTGTATAGCCCTAGCTCTTGCTTCTTTATCGCGTCTTCCAGTTTTTAAATCTTTTATATACACTTCATTAAGACCACGTTCGCGTATACGTTTTTGTAAAAACGGCCCCAATGCCATTTCTATGTGTCCTTTTTCTATGCCGACAATAGAAGGTTTCCAAAGTTCATACAGATCTAGTATGCGCTCAACCAACTCGAACCCGTCAAATCTACCACGAACTACGTCCATTAGGAATAGCCTATCGTATTCATCTACCCCCATGACTATCCCAACAGAATAATCATTACGATCTTTTTGACCTATCGCTAAATCCCACGCGCAATAATAACGCATACGATCTTCATCTACATCTTCGGGTTCATAGTACTGAATCATATCTCTAGTAAAGTATTCACCGTCATCAGATACAGGATTCTGTTGATACAGCGCTGACCAATCTCGTGGGCCAACAGCTCTACGTATTTTATCAAGCGCTTCTACATTATAGCGTTCACCATGTAATGGGTCGCCTTCCTCTCGAAACTCTTCTTGTTCTTCTGCAATAGCTGGGTACCGAACTACTTCCCACTCATCCCCGCCTTCAGAAGACGCTTTGAGTAATCGCCCTGCCAGATCATCGTCATGCCATCGAGTTAAAATAACGAGTATGCCGCCGCCTGGAGCAAGTCTAGTATAAGCAGTAGAAGTGTACCAATCCCAACTTGAGTCCCTATTATTCTGGGACTCTGCATCTTCCCTATTTTTTACAGGGTCATCAATAACTAAAATGTGCGCACCTTTACCTGTGATACCACCGCCAACACCGGCTGATACATAACCGCCGCCGCCTGTTGTTAGCCAAGCTTCTGCAGACTGTGAGTCTGGATCAAGTCTTGTAGGAAACGCAGTTTTATAAGAAGGCTCCCGCAGCAACTGCCGCACTTTCCTACTAAACCCCATGGCTAATGATCCAGAGTAGGAACACCCAATAAATTCGTGACTGGGGTTTCTACCTAAGTGCCATGCAGGAAAAGCTACCGAAGCTAATGTGCTTTTGCCGTGTCGGGGTGGCATGAACAACATTAACCGTGGCGATTTCTTGTCCACCACATCGTAGCTAAACTGCTCTAACCGTTTACATATATCTTTATGCACCCAGCCTGCAGCGTAATCTGGATTAAACCGCTCTACAAAAGGTAATACTCTTTTGCGNGTTANAAAACGTAACGCTAACTCTTCTTTAGCCTTCTGGTCTACTGTTGTTTCTTCCGGTTCTTTTTCTACAACCGCCGCTTTAGGCGCTGGTAACGCATCGATCAAATCAGCTTTGCAATACGCACATGTGTCATCGTCGTCAGAGTATAGAGTTTCCGGATGTAAACTATGACATCTATTACACTCTATAGTAGGTACTGCTGATTCTGTCATTTAGCGGGCATAGCCCCAAGGTTAGGAATTTTTCTTTTAGGGATTTTTATTCGAATTTGAGTAGCATTACCATATTTATCCGATAGGACAACTGCCATTGCACTTCTTAATGCGTGATAAGTGTTACCGCTTTTTACTTCATCTTTAACGTTCTTCCATTCTGTCCATAGACTTTTAACAGCTGACAACGCCTCCCTTTCGTCAAGTCCTTTTTCTATTCCTTTATCTTGGCCGCTAGAAAAGCTAGAAAAATCATATACATCATACAACTCCCAGTGATCGCCCTTATCGCTTACTGTAAAAGTTCCGAGAGTATACCTTAATTGTTGTTTGGGAACTTGTGCAGCATCCCCGGTTATTATTTGATTTGTAAAACCTGTCATTTTATTTTTTGGTAGGAATTTTTTATTTTTTTCGGGGTTCCACGACAGTCCTTGTTTAGGAAAATCGTCTTGATCCACCGTTTTGCCTAGTTCTGCATTTCTTTTAACAGCAGCGTTAAAAGCGTCCGATTTTTCTTCGTTATATAATTCACTTATTTGAGTTCCCGAAGAAGTAATATCGTCTGCAGCACTTTCAATTATATCTTGAAGTTTTGCAATTTCGTCAGCTTCAAATAGTTCATTTATATCGGTTATAACATCTGGTTTTACTTCCATGCCTAAAGCAGATTTAAAGTCTTTTACCACTCTGCTTTTAAGTTCTTTAAGTAACATTTTTCCTGGAGAACCTAGTCCCCCTTTAACAAGAGGTAGCTCTTTATATATTTCGGTATCTTTAATGTCCCCTACATCTGTGTCGCGAAATTCTCTATTCTGGACAGAACGATTTGCCTGGAGCACTTCTTCATCAGGGGTAGCTGAAGAAATTGTTTTATATAACCCCTCTGCCTTTTCTTTAAATTCGTTCCAAGTATTTTCAGCTTTTAAAAGGGGCATTAGCCCATTTGCTACAGCATCTACCGTGGCTTCTCTTTTTGCAGACCAAGGATTGTCTATACCAGTATCATAGCCAACGCCCCTGAAACCAGCGCCACTGTTAGTAAAAGATTCTTAGCGTGATTTTTCCGAGCTTCTACATTCGCAGGATGATGGTTCTGAATTATTATTTGGTCTAACTGTTCTTCATTAATCCCTTCGTATGCAGGATCATTTAAGTATTTGTCATACCAAAACTTTGTATCCATTGCTGCAGTTGCTACTGCTGGTATTTTTCCTTGTCTAACTAAAGGCTCCCATTTCCTTCTAATTTCTGTATCGCCCTGAATTTCTCCATCTTCCCCAAGATCTAATATTCGTCCTTCTTCTCTATCATACCCAGGAACCTGATAAATTTTTCCATCTACTTCTAGTCCTCTAGCCATAACAGTAGTTATAGAATTATCTTTATTTCTAAGATTCTTATCGGCTTTTATAGTATCTATGTGGTACTGGTTAACAAAGTCATGAGGGCCAGTTGCTGGGGGTTCATACTTTTTTGCCCCATAACTAGCAGAATCCATTGTACCTAAAGGGGAATTAAATTCTTCTTTATAAGCGTTATAGTTTTTATCAAACCCTTTGGGGTCGTTAACTTTTTCTTGTATAGCGCCTTTTCTATAGAAGGACGGGTCGGACGGGTCGTACTGACCTAGTGGACTAACCATTNTAGTCTCCNGCGGGTTCTAAATAGTCTTTATCGTGCCCTGCGATCTGCAGAAGTTCTTCATCTGTCATACGTTCTAGCTGTTTCACGCCATTAATGTTGATATTAACCTG